GGGTCGGGGTCAACCTCGGAGCTGCCGTACTTCAGCGGATTGACATCCAGCGGATTGGACAGCTCGGTGACGATCAGGAACTCGCCGTCGGTGGTCATGAAATAGCCGTCCACCCACACCACGTCAAGCACCACGCCCAGGTCTGGGTCGGTGACTTGGGTCAGGGTGGAGTTGTTCCAGTAGTACAGCCGCCCACCGGACGCGATGGCCAGCTCGTCGAAGCTGTAATCGAACGTCACCAGCGTGTTGACGGGGCCGCCAACGTCACCCAGCACGGTCACAGCGCCATTGCTGGCCACCGACACCAGCTTGGTGCCCATGACCCTGTAGCACTCGCCCTGCCAGTTGATGCCGCCTCGGTCGATGCCTGGGCCTGTGCCGTTGGCCACAAGGCCATCACCTGGCCGTAGGTAGCCGGTGCTGATGCCGCTGTTCTTTGGCACCGGCACCATGTTGACCGGATAGGATGTGCGAAAGTCCGGGCCGTTGTCCGTGTAGATGCCGTTGAGAATTGAGATTTGCATGGTTACTTCTTAGCCTTATTTCGGGCCGAGATTTTCTTGGCCTTGGCCTGTGCGTCAGCTTTGCTGGACGCGCCCCAGGCTTTCAGACTGAGCAGCAGCCTGGTCGGCTCGCCGTCTTTGTACTCAGGGCCGGGGTTGTTTCCCATGCGTGCCAAGAACGACGCCCTGCGTGGGTTGTCGCCGGACTTGACAGGCGGCTTGATATTCTGGCCTGCAGCCTTCAAGCTGGCGCGCCCAGCAGCGTTCAAGCCGCCCTTGGGGTTCTGCCCTTCTTTGCGCTGCCATGCCGGTGTTTTCATCTGAACCTCGCAACCTTAGCAGCCACCTTCTTGGGCTGCTTGACGAACTGCTTGCCTGCCTTGGTGCCCTCGCGCTTGGCCTTGGTGGTGGCCGCATACTCAGCCGACGACAAAGCCTTGATGGCTTTTTCGGGCAGGTAGCGCTCACCGGTCTCGCTCGACGGCTTGCCGGACTTGGTGTGCCACTTTTGCGCGCCCCAGTCCTTCAGGCTTTTTTGCGGGGCTTTCATGACTTGTAGCCTCCACCCTTTGCCTTGTACTCCTTGGCCAACAACTGCGCCTTGCGTGCAGACCACTCACCGGCAGCAGTGCCCTGCACCGATGCGCCTTTGATCTGCTCAAACAAACGCTTGCGCATCGTCGGCTTGGTGTAGACCGCAGCCTTGTTGACGGAGGACTTGGGCTTGGTGGCCATTACGCAACTACCGCACCACGGAACCCAACAACCCACCAGTCAGTGCCAGCAAACTGGAGCGTTACCGAATCTCCAACAGCGTTGAAAGTGATGGTGGTTGCGCTTCCAAGATTGGCTGGAGTCAAAACACCAGTATCGCCACCAGCCGCCTCTGCAACATAAATAATCGTTTTCAGTTGCCCCTGCGCACCATCAGCAAGCGTCAACGCATTGCCTGCTGCTGTCGAAGTAAAGGCAGTGGCAAGGCTTGTGATATTTACCGCGCCAGGGCCACTCAATGCCTGCACTGTTCCTGATGCACCAGTGCCACCATTTGCAACCGGCAAAGCACCAGTCACGCCAGTCGTTAGTGGTAAACCTGTGCATGATGTAAGCGTTCCCGATGTTGGCGTTCCAAGAATCGGAGTCACCAACGTTGGCGTATTTGCAAACACATTTGCGCCTGTGCCAGTTTCATCGGTTAAAGCCGCCAACAAGTTTGCACTTGATGGGGTTGTTAAAAATGTTGCTACACCAGTACCTAAATTAGACACGCCAGTTGCAATTGGCAAGCCAGTGCAATTAGTCAATGTGCCAGAGGTTGGTGTGCCAAGAATTGGGGTCACCAATGTTGGGGTGGTGTTAAACACCAACAGACCAGTCCCTGTTTCATCGGTCATCGCCGCACGCAAATTGGCACTTGATGGCACAGCCAAAAATGCCTGTACGTTTGTGCCATAAACTGCATCAGCATTGATCTGATACCACGAGTTTGTGGGCTGATAGAAACGAATGGCTGTTGCAGTACCTGCACCCAAGAACGATACACCACCATAAATGGCAGTTGCACCATTCAGGGCAATTGTCAGCGAGGTGATTTCTTGCGTGGTGGTAATCAACACCGTTGTGCCATCAGGAACGCCTGTGTTCAATGGCAGTGTGATCGTGCCCGTTGCAAGCGTTCCAGCAGGCTGCAACAGCATCCACTGTTGCTGGCTGACTGGTGTCGGCACGGTGATGTTGAATCCGCTGCCAGGCACATAGAGATTGACCGCCAGCGTGGGGCTGGCAAAGGTCTGCTGAAAATACTGCAGCAGCGCATTGACCGACATGCGCCGAGCGTCGCCGTTGTTCGGGGTGTAAACGGGAATCTGGTCGCCAGGTGAGACCTGACCAATGACGGGTAGTTGATTGATAGATGGCATGATGGTCCTTAGTTGTATGTCAGTGGCCCATCAGGGCCAGCGTCCACTGGGTTGTAAGGCGGTCTGATGAACGGATTGTCGTAGACGCGCCAGGGCTTGTTGCCTGCGCCTGCTGGCATGGTAGCTGGCAGTTGCTGCTCCAGCGGGAACGTGGCGCGCTGCAGCAGGGTGTCATAGCCTTGTTTGCCTGTGGCCTTGGTCTCGGGCATCACCACCTTGCCGTAGCTTGGAGCCAAGCGCACAGCCAAGTTGCAGATGATGGCCTCATAGGCCGAGTCGGGGACGTTGGTTTCCTCATCGATGCCGCCGTCTTGGGGGCTGGACGGGATCGGGTATCCGAGCCGGATGCCCTTGCCGTTCCAGTCAGCCATCATGGCATCGAGCCTGCGCCTGGCAGTCTCAAGCTGCTCAGGCTGAAGATCAAAGGCATAGGACGCAAGGCCGATCTCTTCGAACGCTGCGCTGATAAATTGGCGCTTGCTGTAACCCATGCTAGGCTCCTTGTGCCAGTGCTGTGGCGATCAAGCCACTTAGCTTTTTGTCTGTGGTGCGACCGTTGAACGGGATGCCCAAATCGGTGGCCTTGGCCTGCAGCTCGTCGCGTGTCGGTGGTGCATCGTCCTGTGGTGCATTTTGCACCTCAATGATCGGGGCATTCATGGGCGATGGAAAACAAACCTTTGAGGCTTTGCGCTCAATGGTCTGCTGCTTTTTAAAGCGTCGTTTTTGCAGCCGCAACTCTTTCCACGGGGGAAGAGTCTTGTCTTTGATGATAGCGGCTGACTTGATCATTTCATTTTCTTCATCGGTGCTTTGCTGGGCTTGCCTGCGGCTTTCGCTGCTTTGCTTGCCACGTTCAAAGACATTGCCACGGCTTGCTTTTGGGGCTTGCCGGACTTCATCTCCATTGCAATATTTTTACCGATTGTCTTCTTTGAATAACCTTTGGTCATTGGCATGATTCGCTCCTAAGTTAAACAGGCCAACATTTCTGCTGGCCTGTCTTGGTTTAACCACCGATACGATAGACGACAAAAGTGTCAGCCGCAGTCTTACGGCAACGGAATCGTGCAGATGCACCAGACGTTGCAGCAGTTGCGGCAGCACCCACGATGGTCACACCTGTATTGACCGTGAGAGTCAAAGCAAATGCAGCCAAAGTAATGACGCTGAAGTCAAACGAATCACCGATGGCCCACTCAGTTGCCAGATCAAGGTTTGCACCTGTTGGCAATTGAATGTCACGGCTTGCTGTAGGTGTAGCAGTAATGATGCCTGTCAACACGTTGGCAGCAGTTGCCGCCATCGAGCCGCCATCAGCAATGTTGGCTGGCGCACCTTGAGGTTGCCAGTTGCCATTGTTGCTGATGTCAGGAGCAACACCAGTGGAGTAGTAAGCACCTGATGCACCGGCCTGGATGGTCACGCTGGTGGCATTGGTGAATGCGGGCGACACATAGGTGGTGTTTTCGACCGTAGTCAGCAAATCCTGCGAATCAGGAAAGTTGGGGAAACCAACTTCTTGAAACACAAGTGCTGGTGAATACGCCTGCACAGCGATTTTCTCGCCTGCTGGCACAGTAACGGTGGCCGTGCCTTGGGTAAAAATTACTTGATAGCTCATGATGATGACTCCTTATGCTTGACCGAAGAGCAAAATGCCAGACATTTCTGGCTGCTTATTGACCACACCAAACAAAGTGTCGAGACGATACTTGGTTTTCATAGTGTTGACATCGTACTGCTTTTGCATCACCAGCTCGATGCCCTGGTCGGTGCTTGCGCGCATCACTGCGACACCAGCGTCCGAGGGAACAGCATAACGGCCAGGCAAGATTTCCAGCGCATCTTTCTGCCAGAAGCAGTTGATGGGTGCTGCAGCCACGTTCAGGCGCGTGATGGTGCGGCCAGCGGCTGCAGTCACGATGACGTTTTGGTATTGCAGTTCTGCATCAGTGCCACCCTGAGCCGAGATGATCGGTGGGGTGATGACGCAGGTCGTGGCGTTAATCACTTGCACCACACGGAAGGTCTTGGAGAAACCAGTACCTTGTTTGGTGATGTGATGCACAGCCTCGACGCCTTGAATCTGGATTGGCGTGCCTGCTGGCAGGTCAGTGGTGCTGGAGACCGTGATGGTCTGGAAGCGGTTGTCCACGTTCTGGGTCTCGCCGGTGGCGGCAGTCTGGGTTGCTTGTGGCACATAGTAGTTGCCAGCCGCAGCCAAGGTGCTCATCGTCGGGTCTGCGCCAGT